TGGCAACGTTAACGCGGGCGATCTAGGCGCATGGATTGAATCCGAGAAAAACCTTTCGCACGAAGGCGACGCGTGGGTCTGGGGCGACGCGCAGGTCTCGGGCAACGCGCAGGTCTCGGGCAACGCGCAGGTCTCGGGCAACGCGTGCGTCTCGGGCAACGCGTGCGTCTCGGGCGACGCGCAGGTCTCGGGCGACGCGCAGGTCTCGGGCAACGCGTGGGTCTCGGGCGACGCGCAGGTCTTGGGCGACGCGTGGGTCTCGGGCAACGCGCAGGTCTCGGGCAACGCGTGGGTCTCGGGCGACGCGTGGGTCTTGGGCGACGCGTGGGTCTTGGGCGACGCGTGGGTCTTGGGCGAGCGATCTTTTTTGCTAGTCGGTCCTATAGGCTCAAGGCGCGCGTTTTTGACCGTCACAGCCGATGCGAAGATCGGTGTGCGGTTTACAACGGGATGCTTCAGCGGCGATCTGAAAACCTTCAAAAAAGCCATTCTCAAATCGCACGGCAAAACGTCGCTTTACGCGAAACAATACGCGGCGGCGATCGTAATGGCGAAAATCTGCATCAAACCAATCAAGGAAACTACCGCATGATACGCAAGATTTTGTTTTTTATCGCCTTCCTCGCCGCCGCCTTGATCGGAACGGCCCACGCGTGCGACTGCTCATTGCCAAAAAACTACGGCAACCCGCAATGCGCGGCGCAGATTACGGCCGCGTTGAAAGGCGTATCCTCCACGAGTGCCAATTCCGCCGCAGCTAGCAAGAGCGTATCTGGCAGTAGTGCGCAAGCTTCTGTCGGCGCCATTACGGTCAGTCCCTCGCAACAGCAAGGACAAAAGCAGTCTCAGTCCCAGACAGCTGAGGGCGGCGCCGCCACGTCCACGGCAAACAACGCCGGGAACGCGCAAACGATAGAGCAAAACTACCAAGCGGCCCGTATCCCCGTGGCGACCGCGTTTGCCGCGGCGCTCACGGCCGCGCCGTGCGGCATCGGTTCAACGTCGGCCGGCGTGCAAACCGGCCCGGTGGGCATATCGTTCGGGTCGACCCGCAAGGACAAGAAAGAGGCCGACCGTTGCGCCCGGTTTGACGCGCTGCGCGTCGCGTTCACCATCTCGCCGCTGGTCGGCTGTTACGACGCGATTACCGTGCTGCCGGATATCAAATCGGCCATGGATGCCGCAGGCCTCACGTGTGAACAGATTTTCAACCCGCCCGTGGTCGAAAAAACGGTTTACGTCGACGTTCCAGGCCCGACGGTGTACGTGAATGTGCCGTGCCAGTCGCCGGCGCCGCCTAAGCATCGGGCGAAAAAACCCGCCGTTTCGTGCGCGAAGTGATCCGCCATGATGCCGGCACTAAATCGCCCACGGTTTGAAGTCCGCGCCGCCGCGGGAAAATACTACGTGGTCGACATTGAGGGCCGCGTGCCGATCGCTCAAGGCGGCAAGTTCAAACGCTACCCCGTATCAACGCTGTATGACTCGTGGAGCGAAGCCAGCGAGCTCGCATGGTGGCTGACCGAACGGGCGGACGGCTATCCATGATGCGTGAGTTTCACGTGGCCCGTAGCGCCGTCGGTTGGCTCGTCTACCGGGCCAACGCGTACCCCGGAAAAGTATACGAGCTCTACGCCGATGCGCAACAGCTGGCATCCTGGCTCAACGATCGCGCGCAAGGCTACCCGGAGCGCACGTTGCCGCACCCGCCGGATTCGACGCGCGCCGCGCTATGGGCCGCGCGGTATGGATGATGAATTCTACCGCGCGTTGGTGTGGTTCATGTGCGTCATGAACGCGTGGCTGACGCTGATAGATTTCGTGGCGTTCGTGCTGTTATTATTTTCTCGCATCGTCGCACGTTAACGGGCTCACCACGCCACCACGGCGGGGAGTAGACGCCATAACGTGGCGAGCCCGGCCGTTCAAGGGAAAACGTGCAACCGAGTGCGATATTATCCGCTATGGCGAACTGCTACAAGCCCGTCGATTTACGCAAGCGATCGCACGAACGGCGGGAGCGCGCTCAAGCCCGCGGCCACAAGTTCTACACCGGCACGCCCTGCTCCAAATGCGGCGTGATGACCCGCTACACGTCCACGGGCAACTGCGCCGCGTGCGCCAAGCGTGCCGCAGCAGAACATTACGCGGCGTCGCTTGTGGGCGGTTCCTCAACGATCGACAGCATGCGAAACCCTTTATGTTCCGCCGCGTACTTTCGCGCGTAGGCCTGCGCCTCGGCCAACGTCGGGCTGCGCACTTCCTGCGTGGCTTCCACGATGTACGTCACCTTGAACACTTTACGGTTGTCGTCCATTCGGCGTTCCTCCCTCAACGGCGGCCAACAGCGCGCCAAGATTTCCGAGCGATGATTTACGGGGCGCCGTTGTAATCAGCGACGCATCGGCCAAGTCCGGGCTCGGCTGGTCGTCCGGCGCTTTTTCAATCTGAATCTTACCCGCCAGCGTTTCTTTCACCGTCGCTTGACTCAGCTGCGAGCACAGCAAATCGCGCAAACTGGCCCGGCCGTCCACGTTGGCCAAATCGCCGGCGATGCAAATCAACCGTTCTTTGTCGTATGACTTGCCGTTCCGAGCGCGCCACGCGTTATAAAACCCTAGGCGGCCCTCATACCACGTTTGCGCCTTGCGATTGTAGAACATGTCCTTGGCTTTGCGCCGCGTGCCCGGAACGACCCGTTCGGGCAACACGACGGCCTCAGAGCCGCGGTACGGTTTCATCCGGATAGCGTCCTGCGCGAAATATTCGGCCGGCGACGGGCTCACCATCTTGCCCTGTATTTCGCGCCGCGCCTCGTTGATGAGCCGCGCATCGCCTTCGACCGCCGGGCCGCCCATGCCATCCGCGTCATAGTCGCACGAGCTCAAGCCCCAGTCTCGGCAAATCGACATAGCGCGTTGCACGCTGTAGCCGGTGTCCGACCCTTTGCCGCTCCACTGCGTTGCAAATTTGAACTTGCGCCCCTGCGTGATGACCAGCGCGTTCATGTCCTTACCTTGGTCCGCGATATCGAGGCCTGCGCGCCACGCGCCTACATCCATGTCGATCCTTAAAAACTTGTCAATGTCGATGGCCGCATTGACCCACGTGCGCGGGATGCACACGCCCTCAAGCGACGCGGCGAAATCGCAATCAATTTCCTGCTTAACCGTGACTTCATCCAATTCGGCGCATTGCTGGTCGTACCATGCCGCGTTTTTCCGCGGGTCATCGCGCCACGTGAAATCAAAACGACGGATCGCCGGGTTGTGGGCGCGCGTGTAAAAACTGTTCGCCATGCCGTTAACCGACGACATGTCAATGCGGCACTTCGTGTTAGCGGACAAATTTTTGTCGATGATTTTAGGATGCTCAAAGTGCGCCGCCTCGTCCACGATGAAAATCGCCTTACGGCCGCCGCGGCCTGCTTGATCGCCCGCCTCGCCCGTGATGCTTGAGCCCGTCAGCGGGAACGACACGCGCTTGTCCGCGGAACACTGGGCCAAATCAAACCCGCCGTTAAATTCAGCCGGCAGGTACTCGAGGAACGATCGAATCTTGTAAAACAGCGTGTCAGGGTCGCCCGTGCGGTCGATTTTGATTTCAAGCGCACTGCCGACGCCAGCGGCGAATCCGCTGCGGAATATGCACAGCGCGCAAAGCAGGGCCATCGCGACCCATGAGGCGCCCACGTCGCGCGATTTGACGACGACGCCAGGCTTTGAATCGAGCCAACACTGAAACATCCAGCGAATCATTTCCCGCTGCTTCGGGAACAGCGTGAACGCCATGACGGGGTTGCGCCCCTCGGAAATCAGCCGCGGATCAACCGTGTAGCCCCAGTCTGCAATGAAATCGGCCAACGTGCCGGCGTCCATGCCGTAGTACCGCTTAACCCATGCAATTTTCTCGATCGCTTTCACGCTACGCTCGTCGCGCCTGAGCCAGGCCAGGCGATCCTCGCGCGCCTGCATTTGCGCTGCAGCTGGCCCGTAGGCCTCGCGGAGCTCGATCCGACGATTGGCATACGCGCCGCACGCGGCCCGTTCGTCCGGCGTGAACACCGCCCAGCGTGCGGCGCGTTGTTGCTGCGTTATGTCCAATAACGATTCAAACATAACGCAGGCCGCGGGCGGTCGCACCATGGCCGCATAGGCGCGCCGGGCCAATTCGTCGGCCGTGTTCCCGGGAACAACGGGGCTAGCGCTCATAGGGGAAACTGTGCCGCATGCCCGTTGACACGCGTGTCAACCGGGGTTAATCTAGCAACATGAACAACGCGCAAAAAATCTTCGCTTTTATTACCGAACACTGCAACGCGGGCAAAACTGTCACGTTGTGGACCTGGACTAAAGGCACGTCGATTAAGAAAAAGCACTTGGCCATGGTCAAACTGTCGGCAGACGGCAAAACCCTTTGGATTCAATCCGGCAAGCGCTGGCTTGATTACACCTACGTTTCGCGCGTCACGGCGGAATAACGTGGCGCTTTCCGCAGAATGGGCGCGAGAACAGTTTTCCGTTTTGTCGGAGCGATCGCAGGCCGACGTGCGCGCGGTCTTGGCGGTACTCAAAACAAAAGGCGGCCCTGCCGCTACTAAAAAACTGTTAGCACTTGAGAAAAAACGCGAATGGCCGCGCTGGGTGATGTACGCCTTGCGGGACATTATCGGCACTGCTTGGGAACACCGCATAGACCTTTAGCCCCCTGCCGGCGGCGAATCGAACGCCGAGAACAGCCGGCCCATATCCTCGGTCGACACGTCACGCGCCGCCGGGACGGTCGCGTTCAAATTCAGGTTAAGCGATTTCGTGATGTACAAGGCCTGCAGTTTGTTGAGCATGTCCGCGGCGGCGAGCTGGTCCTGCATGTAAAGCTTGATAACGCCCTTGTCGTCCTGCATCGCCCCTTTGAATAGGGCGCGCCCTGCCGGGCTCAGTTCGTCCGTGGGCGTCAGGACGACCCTCGCTATGCCATCGCCCTTGCAATGGTCGCAGCGGTCGTTAGGCTTCGTCTCGTCGGGCAACGGTGGCCGCTCGCCGAACGGGTGCCCCGCGTAATGCTCGCTGACGGCTCGAGCAATGGCGTCGTCGGTCCAACAAAACGAACAAGCGTCCACGCGGATGCGCGTCAGTTCCTCGGGCCGGGCCGAAATGATGAGCCGCAGCCAGTGCATGCGGTCGTTGAGCGCTTTGACCGTGTCCTGGTCGGCCGCTTCCGAGAGCTCGCGGATTCGGGCCGTTACGCCGGGATGGCGATTAAGGTCCGCGATTTGTCTTGATTTGCTGCCCGGCGACGTGGCCACGCAGCCGCCGAGCCGGAACGCCTCCGAATAGCTCATGCCCGCCGCAACACAGCGCGCGTAGCCCTCTTGGCGCCACGTCAAATTTGACTGGTCAAGGACAATGGGACGCCCGGGGCCAAGCCGCGCATGGTCGAACGGCTCCGGGGCAAAGGGCGGCATGGTCACGAGGGCGCCGCCGTGGTGTCGGTTAATGCGTCCATATGGGCCATGCTAATCGCGGCCAACAGCGCACGCAAATGATAATTGTGCATAGTTGCCCATCATTCTTTATCGTTTATCGTTACATGTAGTTATTCGTGCTCCCTTATTGCGCGCCCTACGCGGGCGCTCGGGTGTGTACGTGTGCGCCCACGCGCCCCCACGCAGGCGCCCGCGCTTCCTCCTATATATTTATTTTCTAAACTGTACATAGTAAAGTGCCCTCTACTATCTCGTACTATGAACGATAAGGAACGATCACAAATGACCAAGGACCGCACCGCTTTTGACGAACCGGGCGTTCGGCTCACGCGCCCCACCAAACGGCAGGAGGCCCACCGCATGTTTTTCGCCGGGGCCACGGTGTCCCAAGTAGCCAAGGCCCTGCTCATTCCCGCAGGGACGCTCAACAGCTACCTATGGGAAGTGCGCGAAATTTTGAAAGCCGGTTCCGAGAAATCCGACCGAGACGCGTTCAAGCGCGGGCTTGAGCGCTTTAGCGAAATGGCCGCCGCGCTCCAAGTGCAGGCCGGTTTAGAACCCGAACCGAAACGGCGCATGTTTTGGCGCGGCGCGCTGTTTGCCATGATTAACGCCATTGAGGAATCCGGCGGCGAGGATTTGGCAAAGGGGTTGTGCGTCAGTTTGTACAACCGAGTCGCCGCCGAACGCTCGGCATTGGCCAACGAGGCAAAACGCGCCGAGGATGCCGCGATCGACGATGCGAAGGGCTTGGCCCCGTACGATCCGAACGAAACCGAAGTGACCGAATTTTAGGCGGACGACACGGCGGACGACACGGCGGACGACACGGCGGACGACACGGCGGACGACACGGCGGACGACACGGCGGACGAAAAAGCTTGACACACGCGTCAGTGCTTGCCTACATTGCGCGTAGGAGGACACATGGAACTGAGACGAACCATAAACGGCGTGACGACCGTATTTCAGCTAAAGGACGAAATCGTGATACCCGCGTGTCACCTGCGCAACGGTACCGTCTTGAAAGCGGTACGCCAGAAACTGGAGCATGTGCCGCGCCGCTGGGCGTTCACGCCAAAGAACGGTTACGGCGATGCGTCTAATATTGGCGGTCCCGGCGAGGCCGAAATCCGGTGACGGCTGTCGCCTCCCGATTTTTCTGTGCGTGCGCCGCAATCGTCGCTTGCGAATTCCACGCCTGGATGTGGGCCGCGTTGTTCGTGCTGCTGGCGTTTATTTAACGATGGCCTCCACACGTAAAGACATGACGCCCGTTAATCCCCACGTGGTCGACACGCCCGACGGGCAGCGCGGGTGCATCGTGGGCGTGATCGGCACGCAAAGCGTGGTCGAATTCAAAGGGCGCCGCCAGGCGATCTATCCATTGGCCGGGTTGATGTGGCACCTGTGCCCGGCGAAACGTGACGCTACGGTGGCCCCGTGACTGTTAACGAATGGTAGATCTGAAAGAACCCCCGCCGCAGATCCCTTACTCGATTGAGCTTGAACGTGCTCGCGAGTGGATGGCGCGCGCGTCGCGCAGCGCAAAATCCGCGCTCGTCGCGTGGGTTCGTGAGGGCGGCGATATCCGCAAATTGGATTTGGAAACGGTGACGAAAACCGAATTGCAGAAACAGGTAAAAACGGCCCGGGTCGA